AAGGGAAATGAATTAACATACGTTTAATATGGCAGAGGAAATAGTTGGTCTTAAGATACAAGTTGATGGTAGTGATGTAGGCAAATCGGTTGGCTCATTAAAGCAACAATTGAGGGAAGCACAAAGTGAGGTTGCTGCATTGTCTGATAAGTTTGGTGCAACATCTAAAGAAGCAATCAATGCAGCAAAGAAGGCAGCAGAATTAAAGGATAGAATTGGAGATGCTAAAGCATTAACAGATGCCTTCAACCCTGATGCAAAGTTCAAAGCACTTACTGCATCTTTATCAGGTGTTGCAGGTGGATTTGCTGCCTTGCAAGGTGCAGTTGGATTATTCGGAAATAAAGCAGATGCAGTTGAGAAAACCTTGTTAAAGGTTCAGTCAGCAATGGCATTATCTCAAGGATTGCAAGCGGTAGGTGAGAGCATTGATTCATTTAAGCAACTTGGTGCAGTAGTTAAGTCTGGTGTGTCAAATGCATTCGGGACATTGAAGTCTGCAATTATCTCAACTGGTATAGGTGCTTTGGTGGTTGGAGTTGGTTTGCTGATTGCAAATTTTGAAACAGTTAAGAAAGTAGTCCTTAACTTCATTCCAGGTCTTGGGAAACTTGCAGATTTTGTAGGTAACTTGGTTACTAAGTTTACTGATTTTGTAGGTGTAACATCAGCAGCAGATAGAGCATTGGAGAAGTTAGCCAAAACAAATGCAAAGGCTAATGAAAATATAGAAGCAAGAGTTAAATTATTGACTGCTCAAGGAGGTAAGGAGAAAGAGATTTATGCACTTCAAAAGGAGGCAAATGCTAATGAAACTAATGCACTAAGGGAAAGGTTAAGGCTTACTGGAAAACTAACTGAGGAAGAAGCAAAAAGATTCAGGGAATTAAAGGTTGATAGTGCTGTATTAGATGCAACTGAAAAGAAAAGGATTGATGATAAAAATGCAGAGGCAGTAAAAGTAGCAGCGGAAAAGCAAAAAGAAAAAGACAGAATCAGAAAAGAATATGAGGAAGGGCAAACATTAATAAGAAGGGAAAAAGAACTTGCAACCAATTTAACAACTACTCAAATTCTTGGAGTTACGGCAGCAGGTAAAGATGCACTTGTTGCTACACAAGTAGTTGCTAAAGGTGTTACAGATGCAATCATTGTAAGTGCAACACAACAAGCGGATGCAAAAAAGAAGTTAACCGATTATGAAAAGAAACTTGAGCAAGAGAAATTTGATGCTCAGTTAGGTCTTGCCTCTCAATCATTGTCTATCATTGGAGGTCTTGTGGACCAAAATAGTGCAGCAGGTAAGGCAATTGCAGTAACCCAAGCAATTATTAATACTTATCAAGGTGCATCTAAGGCATTGGCTCAAGGAGGTATATTTGGACCAGTAGCAGCAGCAGCGACAATTGCAGCAGGTTTGATAAACGTTAAAAAAATTATCAGTACAAAAGTACCATCTGCAAAAGGTACGGGTAGTGTAGCAGATTCAGGCAGTCCTTCAATGTCTATGGCATCTGCACCTATTAGTCCATCTGCACCAATTCAAAATACTGTCACATCTTTAAGTCAGCAATCAATCAACCAAATGGGTTCTGCAACTGGTAGAGCATATGTAGTTGAGTCAGACATAACAAACCAACAAGAAAAAATAATAAGAATCAACCGAGCAGCGAGGCTTGGATAAAATTAAGGCAATGGAAAAGAAATTACCAATTTTCAATTTAGAGATAACCAATGACTTGGAAGATGATGTTGAGGTAGATGTAGTTAGTCTTGTTGACCGACCTGCTATAGAGAGGTCGTTTATGATGTTTAAGGATGAGAAGTTTATAGACCCAATAGTAGGTGAAGGTAAAGATGCTTTTCTTCCCAGGTGCATCTCTTATGTTGTAAATGAGGGAAAAGATAATGAGCAAGCAGTTGCAATCTGTAATTCTATTTGGGATGAACATTTTGCAGGAGAGAAGATATCTTTTGATTTTGATGATACATTAAGCACACAGAGAGGTCAGGAGTTAGCAATGAACAAAATAAATGCAGGTGCAATTGTTTATATCATCTCTGCAAGGGGTAGCAAAGATGGTATGTTTTCAGTAGCTGATGAACTCGGTATACCTCATGGCAGAGTTTATGCAACTGGTTCAAATAAGGCAAAGGTTGAGAAGATTAAAGAACTTGGAATATCTAAACACTACGATAACAATACAGATGTAATTGCTGAACTTGGTGCAATAGGTGAAAAGTTTGCAGAGCAGTCTTGGAACGATTACCCTGAGGCAGCGGTAAACAATGCTAAACGTGCTTTAAAATGGGCAGAGGAGAACGGGTGGGGTTCTTGTGGTGAGGCAACTGGAAAAGTTCGTGCTAACCAAATCGCAAATAAAGAGAATCTTACAAGAGAAACGATTGCTCGGATTAGTGGATTCAGAAGACATCAACAAAATAAAGATGTAAAATATGGTGAAGGTTGCGGTGGTTTAATGTGGGATGCTTGGGGTGGTGATGCTATGATTGACTGGGCAGAAAGAAAACTGAAGCAGATAGACAGACAAAACTTCGCCATCCAAAATGAAGAGGAAAGAATTATTAGCGGTCCTTTGATGTTGGCAGATACTCCGATATATAGAAATGATGACAATGGAGAATATTATGTGGTATTCACAAAGGAAACGATAAAAAAGATAGCACAAAGGTTCTTCAAGAAAGGTTACCAGTCAAATGTGAATCTGATGCATGAGCAGGGCAATTTAACTGAAGGACTGACCATGTTTGAATCTTGGATTAAGGATGACAAACGGGGAATAAAGGCAATGAAGGGTTTTGAGGATGTACCTGATGGGTCTTGGTTTGGTTCATTTAAGGTTGATAATGATGAGGTTTGGAATCAGATAAAAGCAGGAAAGGTAAGAGGGTTTAGTGTTGAGGGGCAATTTAACTACCGAAAAACGGGAGATAAAAGGATTGAGCAACTATGGGAGAACGTTCTTGGAGTATTGGCTCAAATAGGCTAATAATGCCCTATATGGTACATATGAAAATGCTCACTATTTATAATTAAAGATTTTATGACAACATTAGAAGCAATAAACAAGATTAAGCAAATGTTCGCAGAGGCGGGTGAATTGCCCGTTGCATCTGTTGAACCTACTCAGTCTTTCGCAGAATACTCCCTGAAGAGTGGTGCTAAAGTCATGATTGATAAGTTGGAAGTAGGCGGTAAAGTATCTCTTGTTGATGAGGCAGGAGTTGAAACACCTGCACCTGCTGGAGAGCATGAGTTAATTGATGGCTCTGTTATCGTTCTTGATGAAGCATCTACCATCTTGGAAATCAAAGCACCTATGGCTGAAATGCCTGAAGCACCTGAAGGACCTGAAGATGAAGCACCTGCTCCAGTTGCAGAAGACCTGATGAAGAAGAAGATTGAGGAAATGCAGAAGCAACTTGATGAAATTAAGATGTCTTATGATGCAAAGTTTGCTTCACAAGAGTTGAAGTTCAGCAAAGGAATCAGCGACATCTCAGATGTTTTGGTTCAGATTCTCAATACTCCAAGTGCAAATGCAACCGAGCAACCAAAGGATAAGTTTAACGTTCATGTAGAAAAGAAAGAGGACAAAATCAGTCGCTTTCTTGACTTCGCAAAATCAATTAAGTAATTAATTCTCAAACAATAAAAAACAAATAAAATGAGCTTTAGTGTAGGAACATTGGCTGCATATACAAAAGAGAATGAGCAATTGCTCGTATCTGCTTCTGTACTTGGTAGCAAAACTGCTGGTCTGATTAAAGACCAAGGAAACGTGATGGTAGGTGTTAAATCTGCTGAAACCATCAACATCATGAACACAGATGCTATCTTCCAAGATGGTTCATCTTGCGGATTCAATGCATCAGGTTTGACTTCGTTTACCCAAAGGACTGTAACCGTTGGTAAAATCAAAGTTAACGAAGCACTTTGTATGAAGGACCTTGAAAGCAAGTACTTGCAAAAGGCTCTTCCTGCTGGTAGCCGTTATGATTCAATGGTTTACTCTGAAGAGTTCTCTAACTTGAAAGCATCTAAAATTGCCTCTCAATTGGAAACTGCTTTATGGCAAGGTAACACTGGAAGTGCTGATGTGAACTTGAATAAGTTTAATGGTATCCTTTCTTTGATTACTTCTGCAGGTGCATCTGTTATCAATGCAAATAGTGTTGCTTATCATGGTTCTGTTGAAACTTCAATTACTGATGCAAACGTTATCAGCATTTTTGATGATATCTACAAAGCAATCCCTGCTTCAATCGTTGACAAGGATGATGTAGCAATCTTCTGCGGTATGGATGTATTCAGGACTTACACAGTTAAGCTGAAAACTTCTAACCTTTATCACTATCAGTTTGATGGTAAGGCTAATACTGAGTTCTACCTCCCAGGTACAAACATTAAGGTAATTGCAGTACAAGGTTTGAACGGAACTGGTGACATCGTTGCAATGAGAATCTCTAACCTTTTCATCGGTACTGATTTGCTGAATGAAGAAGAAAGATTTGAAATCTTCTTCGCCAAAGAAGC